GCACTCCCGCCGATGCTATCGACATCGAGATACCACGCCGAAAGGCTTTCCCTCTGCGTGAACCAGAGGCGATTCTTGTAGGCCCAGACGAACGACATATCAGCGCTGGTAAGGCTTCCGAAGTCCATGCCGGGAACCGCAATCACCTGCGTCCCGTCAACCGTCGCCGCCCCCGCAATCGAGCCGGTCAGGCTTTCGTCATTGTTGAACGTGCCGGTTACGTCCCGCAGCAGAAGCGTGCCCGCAGAACCATCGCTATCGACTTCCACAATGGTCCCCGTGGCACCACCTGCGCCGGTTACGTCCTCACCAACCACAAAGGCACCCGTCTCGGCGTCGAATGCGAGATTATAGAGGCCCCCCGCGACATTCGGGTAGAAGCGCGTTCCGTCGTAGATAAACCCATCATCCACCCCGTTCACGCCAATCAGGTAGATGCCGCCAGTGGTGGCGAACTGGATCACCGACCAGTCGCCGCCCGTGTAGCCTTCAGATACCTCAAGCCCTGCGGTCGAATCCCAGCCGAACACATTACCCAGCCCGTCGCCGAGCGTGTTTTCATCGTCCACCGCAATATCCAGCGGTTCGGGAAACACCACATCGGTGATGTTATAGATCGTGGTCGAGTTGGCCGCGAAAAGCTTTTCCGTAGAGCCATCGTGGTAGGTAAACAGCGCAGTTACGTCGAGTTCGCTTTCGACCAGCGTGGCATAGCGCGCCTTGCCCCTGCGCAGAGCAACACCCGTCGAACGCGGGAAGAAGTTGTCCAGAACTGCAGCCCCCGGCCCCTCGACCGACTTCGGATCGGACAACATGCGATTGGAGACCCAGCCACTTACAGGCGCAGGCCATTTGCGGGTCTGCGCATTGCGCGGTTTCCGCTGTGTCTGGCGGCGGGCGTAGGTCACGCTGATTGCCTTCTTTGGTAAAATACACTAAGGATATGCAACGGCCAAATCAGGAGATTAGCGTGAATTTTTGCACGATTGACGGATGCGATCAGGTCCATCAGGCGCGAGGATATTGCACAAAACATTACACGCGCCTTCTTCGATATGGCGATCCTCTGGTAGTCAGAAAGCCGCGGGGCAAAGCAGCGGAATTCTTTGAACAACTTCTGACCTCCCGCGCCAAAGATTGCATTCCTTGGCCATTCACTGTGAGTGGATCGGATCAAAGGCCGTGGATCATGCGCAAAGGTAGAAGGGGATACGTGGCGCGATTCCTGTGTGAAGAAACCCAAGGTCTTCCATCCAGTGAAACGCATCAGGCGGCGCACCTTTGTGGCGACAAAAGCTGCGTAAACCCAAACCATCTTTATTGGGCAACGCCTATGCAAAATCAGGCGGACAGAATTAAGCATGGCACAGCGCCAAGGGGCGAGAACCAAGGCTCCCATAAATTGACCGAAGCCGCCGTTCGCGAAATACGCTCCCTTGAAGGGATAGAGAGCGCAAAGGCACTTTCCTTGAGATACCCTGTCGAGCCGAAGCAAATCCGAAGAATTTGGCGCAGGGAAAGGTGGGGGTGGCTAGACTAAGGGCCAATAGCTGGCTCCTTGCAATTCCCACGGATAGGCCATCTGCGTATTCCCAAAGCGACCACCGCCATTTCTGCGGATCACGACCGGGCCTTTCTGCTTGGCCGCGTATTCATCGAGCGCCTTGATGAAGGCCTCCTGGTCCCCACTCGCATCTAAACCTTTGTTCTCGCGCCAGCGCCAGACCAGACCCAACGTCAAAAGACGTTCAGGCAAAAGGAATTCGTCATCGTCGGCAGTGAAATCCTCTTTCGTGGCGGTGGAAAATGCCTGGACGATGTTCTTTGTGATGTAGGGGAAGCGAGCCTGCGCGCCAGATGCTGGCGCGGGTGAAAAGCGCATCACATCGCCATAGATGATCCAGCCTCCGGGAAGCGCGTTGAAGTCGCGCGCCTCGTCGAACAGAAAATGATCGAGATCGAGGTAATGGCCATAACCCCAAGCCCAATTCGTATAGTCCTGAATCGAAGCCGTGAGGGGGAAGCGGTCGTAATCATCCGGCAGGTTGAATTCTGTAGTCGCTCCATCCCCGGCAACAGTGCCTATGCGGATCAGCGCCTGCCAGTCGGTGTATTTCGCGACATCTTCAGCAACCTCATTGACAAGATCACACATCTCAAGCTCGAATTGCTGAGACGAGCCGAAGAATGGAGCGGGCTTGCGACCGAGAAGCCGGATCGCCGCCGACTGCATGGCCGCGAGCACAGTCATTCAGGCGGCCTTGGCCTGACGCAATTCGCGCAGAGAGTTCTCCAGAGTTTCACGGGTCGGGGTGCCACGTGGACGAGAGCCCGCAAGTTCGGCAATCTCAGTCTTGATGTCATCGTCCGACATGTCGCTGAACTCGGCATCGGAAGCGGCAACCGCCTCGTCGATTTCGGCCTCGGTAGGAGCCTGCGCAGGAACGTCGACCTTGCTGCCAGCAGCTTCGAGTTCAGCGATACGCGCCTTGAGCGCCTCGACCTCCGACAACGCCTGCGCCGAAGTTTGGCGCTCGGCCATGAACTGGCGGGCCGCGTCCTTGAGCCTGTTGCCGTTCATACCGAGCGCCTTGACGCCCTGACCCTCAAGGGCGTGCAGGGCCTCAATCGAATAGATTTTCAGCGCACGGCAGACGGAAACCATCGCGTCGGAGATGCCATGGGGGCGCAGCATCTCCAGCGGCGTGCCGAGGGCCTGCTGAGAATCGCCGTTGTGATAGGCGGCATACTGCTCGGGCCAGCGCTCGGCATAGGTTATTGCCTTGTTGCCATCGCGGCGCCAGACCGCATCCGAGGGGAATACCTTGACATCGCGATGCCCGGCAATGCGAACCTCGACCACCTCGCGCGTTTTCATCATGAGATGACCCTCGCGCTCAGAGGCGTTGATGTCTTCGACCTGTATTACCTTGAAAACCGGCGTGACCTGCAAGTCGCGCTCGTCGATTACTGCTACCTGTGTCATGGATGGACGCTCCAATTGGAAGGAAAGGCGGGAGCCGAAGCCCCCGCCTTACTCATGGTTATGCAAAGGGAACTGCCTGAGCAGCCCAGAACCGATCGCCAGAAACGATCGTGCCGCTGTAGAAGCCGGTATGCGGGGCATACCAACCTTCAGACCCGGCGGCGGCGGTGAAGTCACCGTCGATAGCCAGCTGGGTGCCGGGCGAAGCCGCTACGGTGATCGTGGCATCCGCCTCGACCCACATGTACCGGCGCCCATCGTTGCCGAACTCGACGACGCCGAGTTGCGGAGAGCCGATCTGGCCCGAGCCATCGGCGGCGCGGCCAGCGCCCTCGTACCAGACCTGATCGGCCTTCACGACCTGATGCAGATCCGGGCCAAGCTGGGCGGTAGTGCGGAAGGGAGTGGTGGTCATTGTTCAGCCCTCCTTTTAGGCCGTGATGGCGCGATAGGTGAAAAGCGGGTTTTCGAGGACAAACTGCCCCGTCCACACAACGCCCTGCGCCACCGCATCCTGATTGATCGGACGCATACCGTCGCCCGGATGGAAGGGTACGAATTCCTGACCCGGGAAGGTGTAGATCGCCGCACCCTTGGTATCGATGCCAAAGAACGTATCCGCGGGCATCACATTGCCGATCCCGCCTGCCGCCATCACGTCGACCGGACCCGCCGGGGTGATGATGGTCATGCCGGTGAAGCCGAGTCGTGCCAGCCGCTCAGATGCGAGGCGCTGGTGAGCCACGAATGCCGCCGAAATGGCCGCATACGAATTGGCATCGGCAATGATCAGGTCCGGATATCGTCCGCCGCGCGAACGCTGGAGGGTGATCTTTTCGATGATCGCACGGGCCGTGGTGCTGTCCCATGTCGTGTAGCCCGAGACATCACCCGCCGGGATGTCGAACGTCGACGTGCGCCAATCGGCAACAGACGAGCGATCGATACCGCCGTAGATGCCGGTGTTGGTCACGATTGGGACGGCGGCGCCGAATCCAATCATCTGGCGACCACCATCGGCAGTGCCGTCTCCGACCATACCTTCCTCGAAGGCCTCCTTCACAGACTGCTCGGCAGCATCCATGTAGACCTCCATGAGGTCGATGGCCTCTTCCTCGCCGCTGTTGTAAAGCAGCTCGGTGCCGGTCAGCGAGAACATGCCGACGCAGCGCGACCAGTTGAAGACAGCGCTGTTCAGCAGCTCCTTCGGCGTGATTTCCAGCTTGTCGTAGCCGGTGAACCACTGGGCAGCCAGCTTGTCGAACTGGATCGGAACACGAAGTTCCGGACCGCCCGCCCGCTTCTGCTTGATCTTCCCCATGTCCTTGAGGATCGCAGTCAGGGGGGTGGAATTGTAGACGATATTCTGCACGTCGCCGGAGCGGCGCGCCACGGAAGCGGTCAGAATCTGACCATAGTTACGGTCGGAGTTGATAGGCATTGCGCTACCCCTTGCTTATGCCCGTCGATTTCTCCGCGTTTCGTCGCGAAGTATCTCGGCGATGGAACCACCGCGTTCGGGAGCAAGATCGGGAGAGCTGGAACCCGGCGCGGACTTGATGGATTTCGTGCCGCTGAGGTCTGGATCAGCGCGGCCATCTGCGTCAGGGCTCGGTGCCGGGGCGGGCTTGTCGACATTCGAAGGCGGATTAAGCCGCTCAGCCATGTCGTAAGCCGCTGCCAGCCGGTCAGGCGGGCTCAAGCTGGCTGGCACCATACCAGAATTCAGGATCTGCGCAATAGGCCCTTTCAATTCCTCGTATCGGGGATGCTGGGCCTTGAAAGGCTCGATTACCGACTGGGCGGTATGTTGCACCTGCATCTGCGCAATCTGCTGCTTGAGCTGCACAACCTCGGGATCCTCCTGCGGCTGCTCGTTGGCAGGATAGCGCACCTGCACCATCTGTTGCCACTTCTCGGGTCCCTGCTGCGCTATGAACTGCGAAACTTCGAATAGAGAAACCGGTGAGCCGTCCGGCTTGCGAGGGCCGATCTCCTGAAGGATCGCATTGAGCCCCGCATAGGGGTTCGATTGCATCAGGTTCTCTATCTGGTTGAGCTTCGCGAGGCTTTCGGTGAGGTCGCGCCCGTTACTCTGCGCAAGCTCGTCGAATTGGCGCAAACTTTCGTATCGCTCGGTGGCTTTCGACAACTGCTCGATCCGCGCTTCATGCTCCCGCGCCATGTTATCGATATCGCGCTGCACAGGACGCGGAACGTTCAGCCACTTCTCGCGAGCGTCGGGCAGGAAGTTCTTCGGCGCTTGATAATGGCCTGACTTGTCGTCGCCGTCCTTTTCCGCTGTGTCGTTGACGGGCGCGGTGTTGGCCTTGAACTTGCCAGTGTCATCGCGCTCCGGCGGTTTCTTTTCAGGCTTTACGTTGTCAGGC